TTTCACTGGGGACTGAGGGGGAATCGATGGTTTATGAAAGTGTGCTTTCCGCAGTGGTCTCGGCCCTTGCCGCCGAAGCGATCGACAACACCAGCAAGCAGGCTTGGCAGCGGATGCGCGCGCCGGGCGAGGAGGTAGCCAAGGGCGGCGCCATCACGGGCGAGCTGCGAGCCCAGGTCGACTGCTGGGTGTTCGCCCGGCTGCATTCCCAGCTGATCCCCCGTCATTGGAACGCGCTGGTGGCGAAGTACAGCACTCATCGTGGTCGCAAGGTGGAGGCGATCGGCGGGCTGAAGTCGGTGGTGGCTACGCCGGCGCCGCAGCTCTTCCTCTACAAGGCGGTGACTGCCTGGTCCATCCCTAAGCTGCGGGGCGTTCGGCATCTGCCGCCGGCGGTGGTGAGTGTCGAGGTCCCGCTGGAGGCCTTGCCCGCCAAGCAGGCGAGGATTATCCGCGCCGCCATCGAGGCCGAGCGCGTCAAGCGCAAGCGCATGGAGGAGAGGGCCGGCGGCATGATCGTGCTGAAGGACAGCTTCTACGACATGAACACCTGGGATCCCGATGGCCGGCCGGAGTCCACCCGGCGCGAGTGGCGGCGCAATATCCACAAGGTTCTCGACGAGATGCTGGCCGAAGCTATGGACAGCGCCGGGGCGATCCTGCGCGCCGAGGGCTTACTGCTGAGCGAGGCCGCTTGACGGCGGCCCATCATTCCATCACTATTTATCCCATCCTGCCGATCTTGCGTTTGAAGGATTGGCGAACAAATAAACCCGGCCCTCGTGCCGGGTTTTTTGTTGGGGCAAGAGTTGAGTTTCTCGTAGGCATCCCCATGTAGTGCAGCGTCGTAGAGAGAGGAGTTGCCCCATGACGGATGTTTCGAATCTAGTAGAAGAACTGGAAGAGCAGATCCAAGGCCTTATGGATGAGGGTGAGCGGGTCAAAGAGAAGATCGAAGAGTACAAGGCGGCCGCCGAAGCAGCCGATGCTCGGTACAAAGCCAAGCACAGCCACCGCAATTACATTCCGCTGGATGATCTCCCTTATGGGGAAGAGAATATTCGGCTGAATGGGGTGCCGGAAGCAGTCGAGGACGAGCTGGCGAAGCTCAAAGCTCTCAATATGAACACGCATTCGGTAGCGGTGGTCGCAAAGGTTATCGAAGAGGCTCGTGAAAAAATCGAGAATGCGGAGTCTGAAGTAGACGATTGCACGCCTATCGAAACCTCTGAAGATGAAGAAGAGGATGCGCCTTTCCCTTGATTCGTCTGTAATGCAAAAAGCCCGGCTTTGTGCCGGGCTTTTGTTGTCCACGATTCATGGCGCGCGCTCCGCGCCTTGCCCGGTTAGGGGGCAATCCAGGCTAGGCTCCTCTCGATATTTTCTTTAGCCTTCTGTGCTTGCTTTCTTGCATCGTCGTCGAAGTCGGCAAGTGCTTTGAAGAAACGCTTTTGCTGCTTTGAGAGTCCTCTCCAAAGCGTTTCAGATGCCAACTGCTCCGCCGGTTTCTGTTCCCTGCTAATGCTGAAGATATCTACCATGGTGTCTCCCATTTTGGGTTCTTAGGATAGGACGCCCACAAACCACTCCCAGGGGTTCAATTTCCGCAAATATTCTTCTCTGCCATGGCGCAGAAGGTTTGCGTTATAGCTGGGCTTCTGCAAGGCGCTGATGATGTGTATGTCCTCCGCGAGGAGGGTGCTCATTCTCTGATCGAGTTCCGTGAGCGACATCTTTGACTTCTCGGCTTGGAGTTCACACCAGCGGCGCTTTAGCTCTAGATGGCGCGCAATCTTGTCACTTGGTGCGATCAAGTGATCGACAAGAGCAAGAATAGCGATTGATGCCCCCATCCACTTCGCGAGCCGTCCGAGCTCAGCCAGCGCTCCGCCGAATACCGCAGTTCCGCTAACCAGGAATATCAAGCTGAAAATCCATCGCATATGGCGATACAGCTTTAGATGACGGTTATGCAGTTCTATCGCGTAGTCGATATCAAGCCCTGCTTCGTACTGGCTTCGCTCGTAGTTCATAAATTACCCCTGTTGTGCTGGAGGCGGAGGTGGAGGCGGCGGGTTCCTGTATGGAGGAACCTGGGTTCTCACACTGTCGGGATCGATTTCCATGAGGATTCCTTGCTATTGGGTTTGGTGCTTGGCGGCATTCGGATCGTAGCATGTGAGTCCTCGCCAATTCATGGTGCGCACTCCTGCGCCTTGCCCGGGTACGCCCGGGCCTTTCTATTCACGCAGTGCCAAGGCTGGCGAAGCCTGGGGACACCCTTATGAGGATTCACATCATGACCGAGCCGGCCTCGACTGCTGTTGGCGGGATCGCGCTCTACAAACTGCTCTCGCTCCTGTTCGGCGCTACGGTCGCCGCGGTGGTAGTCATGATCATGACTCGCCCGAAGTCGACGCGTGAATGGGCCGTGGCGCTGATCAGTACCGTCGTATCGAGCATCAGCGGCGGCGCGTTCCTGGTCCGCTGGCTGGGCATCGGCTCGTGGGTGCAGGATGACATCGGCCTGATCGCGCTGATCGGCGTCGTCTTCGTCTGCGGTCTGCCGGCCTGGGTGATCGTCCGTGCCTGGTTCGCCTGGAGTGAGTCGCGCAAGGACAAGGCGCTGCCCGAGATGGTCAAGGAGTTCCGCGAGGAAACCGGGCTGTGACCAACCAGTGCCCGGCCGGCAGCGGTGCCGGTTATCTTCAGTAGAGCGAGGCTGTCAATGGCACTTCGACCGAACAAGCCATGTCGCTCACGCGGCTGTGGAGCGCTGACGCGGAGTCCGAATGGCTACTGTGACGCGCACCAGGGCGAGGTCAGCAACTGGAGCAAGCGCCCGGACAGGGCCGGCAGCACCACTGCGCGAGGCTACGGCCACAAATGGCGGCAGCTGCGCGAGCAGGTGCTGAAGCGCGACCAGTTCCTGTGCCAGTGCTGTGCGCGAGCAGGCCGCGTCAGCGAGGCCAGCGAGGTCGATCACATCGTGGCCAAGGCGCACGGCGGCACGGATGCCCCGGGCAACCTGGAGGCGATCTGCGTCGACTGCCACAAGGCGAAGACGGCCCGCGAGCGGCTGGCCGGGGCGGGCACCAGGGGGAGGGTGGGGCAAAAGTCCTGACTCTCGCGATACGTGACCGCCCCGTCCGGGCTTTACGCGCGACCGCGAAATTAAAAATTCAGGAGTAGGGGTATGGGGGGCGTCGCGAGGGTGGCGGGACGTGGCCGCAAGCCCAAGCCGACCGCGAAGAAGGATCTGGCCGGCAACCCAGGAAAACGCGCCCTGAACAAGGCCGAACCCAAGTTTTCCGAAGTCACTGATATCGATCCTCCCGAGTGGATGCCCGAGCGCGCCGCGGTGATGTGGTCGATGGTTGTGCCTGAGCTACTTCGCGAAGGCGTTTTGTCAATCACCGATCTTCATAACGTAGAGGCGTTCTGCACCGCCTACAACAAATGGCGGATGGCCGAAGAAGAAGTGCAACTGAACGGCATCACGGTGCTGAGTGCTCAGGGCAGCCCCATGAAAAACCCTGCCCTGACCGCGGCCAATGAGGCGATGCGACAACTGGTGACCTTTGGCTCACTGCTCGGCTTGGACCCGTCCAGCCGGACGCGCCTGATCGGAGGAAACAAGAAACCGGCAGCCAACCCCTTCGCGGATCTTCTCTGAGGTAAGCAATGCCCAAGGTCGCCTGCGCCAACGTCGACAAGGCGATGGCTTGGGCGAAGACCGTCCTGAAAGGGAAGGTTCCGGCCTGTCGATACATCCACCAGGCCATTGAGCGCCACTTCGCTGACCTCAAGGCCAGTCGAGGGAAGGCCTACCCGTACTACTTCGACGCCGAAGCAGCGGAGAAGAAGCTCAAGCTGATCCAACTGCTGCCGCACACGAAAGGCGAGTGGGCGCGCCTCAAACTACCAATATCGCTAGAGCCGTGGCAGATCTTCGGCATGGCCTGCACCTTCGGGTGGAAGCGCAAGGCCGACGGATTTCGACGTTTCCGCGAAAGCTACTGGGAGGTCCCGCGGAAGAATGGCAAGTCCGTCATCGCGGCCGGCGTCGGCATCGCGATGTTCGTTGCCGATGGCGAATTCGGCGCCGAGGTCTACAGCGGCGCGACCAC